CCAGAACATATAAAAAGATCTGTACCTTTATCACCAAGTAGAGGTTCAGCCAAGGTTAAGAAAAAAAGATGGTCTACGAATACAGTATTAAACAAATTATTAAAAATAAAAGCTGGAAAAGAATCCATTAAAATGCAAACTTTGGCTAACATAGCAAATCAATTGTATCAAGTACCAGGGAACACGGGGTTTGTACCAAATAAGTATCAAAGGAAAGATTTAAGGGTCGATACAAGACCTTTAAGATCTTCAGTCATAAAATACTTAGATCTTAGAAAATACCCCTCGTTACGTGTTCAAGAAGGAAGAATATTACACAATAAAATAATGAATTTACTTTCGAATAAAGGTAACTTACAACCACCCAAAGAAAATGTGACCACGCCTCAATCTCGAAAAAAATTTAAATCACCCAATCGTGTAATGGAAACTCCTAAAAACTCACCAAAACTTAAAAAAATGAAAAAATAATTAATTACTAAAATTTAAAATCACTTTTTATAACTATACATTAGATTCTATAGTAATAAAAATTGTTCATTTCAAAACGTCAATCGAATCTACCGCTGGCCTACACCTCCCAATTTGCTACAGCGTTATTTAACTTTCGAATGAGAGAGACATTCTTAGTTTGCACAGTCTTTCGTTTCGCGTGAATAGCGGCGATTTGTGATTTTGCGAGGAGTTGTGTCATTTGTTTTTCGACGACCACGTGAATCAACGAGATAGCTCGCGCTTCGATTCTGAAGTTACGACTCCAAGAGCCCATGGACTTTCTGATGAGGCGTTCAATCGGTGCTCTAGCCATCAGAAGACTCGTCGACTGCTGGTACTTTTTTACTTCTCTCACCGCCTTGGTACCGCGTTGAGTCTTTCGCTTGGGCGAGGTCGTCTTCAGACCGGACCTGTTGACCTTTTCGATTCGGTTGACACCCCACACCTTCAAACCGAGACGCTCGAGCGCTAGTTTCACGTCATCAAAAGTGATCGTCCTTCGATCGCGATATTTCGCGAAAATATAAGCAAATTTGATAATATTGTCGATTTGCATGTTGATGATGCGTCGCATCTCAGGATACACGAGTTCTTGAAGACTCACGACACCCGCGCGGCGAGCCACTCGAACGAGAGAGGGTTTCGCGATGTTCGCATTCTTTAAGGTGACGCGTGCACGTCGAACTGGTATTTTGACTTTGGTACTCATTATATGAGGGGAGGAGAAAAAAAATTTAAATCACCCAATCGTGTAATGGAAACTCCTAAAAACTCACCAAAACTTAAAAAAAGGAAAAAATAATTAATTACTAAATTTTAAAATCACTTTTTATTACTATACATTCGGTTCTATAGTAATAAAAATTGTTCATTTCAAAACGGTTCCCATAACGCGTTCGCTAGGTATATATTTACCAGGTCTAAGAACAGATGGTGGGTGTAACATATCGAATTCCTCCGTTGCGTCTTTACCCGCGAACAAAAGAATAGCCTGTTTACCCCCTGGATGGTCCTTTAAAAATTCGGTTACATCGTAAACTTTATCGTGAATGATTACCCAACAGTCCTTCTCCGTGTTATGTTTATAAACTTCGTGAGGATATATTTTAGGGTTAATGTGATCGTTTATGTTTTGTACTCTATTCATATTATTACCATTTTTTATTTTTACCTTTATGTTTATCTATTTTTATCGCATACTTAGAATTCTTATTAAACTCGACGTAATCAACTTCACCGTCGGGTGCAAATATCTTTTCGAGGAAACCCCTCATAGTGAAATCATCTGCATTAACCGACGTACGTTTTTTTGTTTTCGTCTTATTCGTACTTTTCTTACAAGTAGTCACTACTAATCTTGTTTGAGGCACTACCGCGAACATCTTATCTAATATCGCTATTATTTTCTTTCATTTCTAAAATCGCATTGCGTTCGCATTTGAGTTCGTGTATGATTTCAAAAAGGGCTTTCTGTTCGCGACCTTCGGATCGTGTACAGTGTGAACTGATTCGGTATATTTTAGCATCGAGTTCTTGGACTCTCCTGGAGTTAGCGTTAGTTCCGAGTTCTGAAGTGGCAATAGATGAGAGAAAAGGCGTTCTCAACATACTATAACCTGGTAAAAAAACTTTATTTATTTTTTTTATTTTTAGGTGGTGGAGAAGGTTTTTTACTTTTAGGAGGCGGAGGAGGTTTGACGTTTTTAAAAAACTCTTTACTAAGTCTATTATATTCTTCTTTATCTTTCTTATCTACTTTTCGTCCTTTTCTTAAATTTCGTTGCATCTTAGATCCGAGTTTAGATATTTTGTTTAAGAGATTTTTAATGTTCGAATTCATTAGTATACTTTTATATTACATTTTTATTATTTTGAAATTTCAGAATGAAAATAAGTACAGAAATTTTTTAAAACGGGTAATATTTCCGATTTCCATTTCATTTGATCTCTTTGAATTAAATATGTTTTACGAGTATCATTATACTGTTCAATAAGTTCGCAATTATCCAAGTTTAACATTTCCATGTATACCTGACACTGTATCTCTTCATAAGTTTTGACACTGTTAAACAAACCACGAGCTCTATTTTTTATTTCAATTATAGTTTTATCATCTCTTATACGATCTATTCTACCACATATACTATAAGTCGTACCTTCTATAGAGCATATCTCATATTTATAAAACGTTTTGTCTTCTTTTAGATTGTCATAGTTAGAGGCGGTGGTTTCTTCGTGTCTAATTCCATGGTTAGTAAAAAGAGTTTTGCGTACGTGTTCTTCAACAGTTTTTATTTCTTTATCAGAAAGATTAGATTTCAAATGGAGTTGATTAGATACAGCATTAAATTTTCTTTCTATATCTGAACTGTTTAAAGATTTATACGTTTCTGCATCTTTAAACAATAATTTAGCTGCACTACACTTATTTATAGTTTCCAGGGCTTCCTGTTCTTTAGTTTTTCCCTGAAACGTATCCGGTAAGTATTTAGACCACAAATTATCGATAATTTCTTTTGGTTTTTTATATGGATTCATACCTATAATAGTCGCAACATCAGAAGCTTTTATTATTATATCTTCCACGCCAATATCTTTAGTGATAAACTCACCATCTCTGAGAAGAGGATATATTTTACCACACGCACGTGAATCGTTTAAAGCATCGTGAGCATCGAATTCTTTACCAAAATAGTATTTATAAATTGTGAGAAGCTTGTGATTGTACAAACCCGGTAAAACACTACGTGCTAACTTAAGCGTATCTACAAAATGCAAGTGTTTAAACGGTTCTATACTAAACCCTCTCCTATAGCACTCCGAAAAGAAACAATTCTCATCAAATGTACTATTATGAGCAATCATTATGGATACGTTAGATACCGCGTCTTTAAACTTAGAATACACTTGCCCAAATGGTACACCTTTGTGTTGGGCATATTCGTGCGTGACACCGTGAATTGCAGTAGATTCTGGTGGTACATCAAATGTATCTGGATAAACAACGCCGTGATAAGATCCAAGTTCTCTACCCCTTGAAGAATATTTTACAAACGCCAAAGTAACCATTCTACACTTATCATATAAATGAACATTATCGTAAGACGCACTCTGTCGAGTCATCGGCAAACCGGTTGTTTCTGTATCCCATGCGATATAATTCATAATATATTAAAGTCGCAATTCTTTATATAAAATCAACTTTCGTATAGTGTTGCATGTTCTATCGAAACTTGAGTTACTTAGGTTTATTTATGCTCATTTCTTAAAATTATCTAAAAAACGTCTCGCTATCATCATCCATCCTACGCTTAAAAAAACAATCTCACCTTCGGTATTCATTACTTTTACACTTTATTATTTTTCGAATGTATCGAGTGCGTCGTGGTAATTTTGTAATTCTTCTGTATTATTCTTACAATTCAAATCACACGTCGCGATCATCTGGTACACGACACTCCCGTCTATGATTTCCTCCTCGACGAGAATGTCTTTGAGGTGTTCGAGTTTTACCCTGTACTTTTTAAGATAATCGATAACTTCTTTATAACAATCACGCACTAAACATACGACCTCGGTATCTATTCTGTTCTTCATATCACTAGAAAGAGAATTCGGGTCGGCGTTAAGTTTACCTAAAGTACTACCCATACCGTACGTCACGATCATTTCGCGCGCTATTTGGTACGTTTGTTGGAAATCGCTCGACGCACCCGTCGTCACTCTATCTTTACCGTAAACGATCTCTTCCGCGGCGTGACCCCCTAAAGCCACTTTTATTTGAGATAACAAGTACTCTTTGGTAAACATACCTATATCGTCCGTCGAGGGTTGGAAAAAGGTAACACCACCCGCATCACCTCTCGGTATTATACTCACTTTTCGAACCTCGTCGTATTCGGGCATGAGTACACCAATTATGGCGTGTCCCGCCTCGTGGTAAGCGACACGTGCTTTTCGTGCCCCCGAAACGCTTCTACCACCCTTTGCACCCACGACAATTCTTTGATACACGTCCTCTACTATTTCAGGTGTTATTATACCATTTTCACATTCACGAACCGCGCGAATAGCACACTCATTCATGAGGTTTGCTAAATCGGCACCCGAAAACCCCGTGGTTTGTCTCGCGACATCTATGAGCTGAACTTCGCCACTCAATAACTTATCCTTAGAGTGTACTTCGAGTATCTTTTCTCGACCGTGGACGTCAGGTAAAGAAACTTGGATTTTCCTATCAAAACGCCCGGGTCGAAGTAAAGCTTCGTCGAGAATATCGACACGGTTTGTTGCTGCTACGACAACAATTTGTGATTCGTTATCAAAACCGTCCATTTCCGTAAGAAGTTGGTTTATCGTTTGTTCGCGTTCATCGTTTGACGCAAAGCCATTCATACTTCTTTTTTTACCAATAGCATCAATCTCGTCAATAAAAACAATACACGGTTGGTTTTGTCTCGCCAATTCAAATATGTCACGAACGCGTTTCGCGCCAACACCTACAAACATTTCGACGAACGACGATCCGGAACACTGAATGAACGGAACAGACGATTCACCGGCAATAGCTCTCGCAAGAAGTGTTTTACCAGTACCAGGTTTACCCGTCAAAAGTGCACCTTTGGGAATCTTGGCACCCGTACCAAAAAACTTCTCTGGTTTTCTGAGAAAATCAACGATTTCCTCGAGCTCATCCTTCGCACTATCTATACCCTGTACGTCTTCGAAACGCGTTTTTATTTCACTTTCCACATCTATTTCCTTTTTCATCATATCAAAAGGGGCACCGCCCTGTACCTGATTAAACATTCTAAAAATAGCCACAAAAAACAGTATCATGAAAAATAACGATACGAAATCTAAAGGGCTTGGTGGTGATGCGACGTGTTCTATTTCAAAGTTTGCTTTACTGTCTATCAAAGTTTTCCAAAACTCGTTCGAAGGAACGTACTCAGAAACACTCAATGTTCCATCCTGTTCTATAAAATATACGGTG